TAAGAAAAGAAGTTGAGATTGGTGCTAATGGCACACAAAAATATGTAATTAAAAAAGGCATCAACAAAGGAAAAGTTTTATAATGAGAGTTTCAGAAAATACTTCAATTAGTATGCCAATGAAAAATTTAATAAGTATCATTGGTGCAGTCGCTATTGGCGTATGGGCTTATTTTGGTGTCACAGAAAAATTAAACAATCATTCAACAAAATTAATGATGATTGAAAAAGATTTAGAAAATGTAGTTGAGTTTTCTATCAAATATCCAAGAGGTGAAATGGGTATGTCTGCAAATGACCAAGAACAGAATATCCTTATTGAATTTCAACAAGGTATTATTGAAAAATTACAAACAGATGTTGAAAAATTAAAAGATAAACAACGACAATTTTCTAATGGAGACCATTAATGATTGAAAGTGTATTTGCATTAATATTAATCCTAAAAGGAGAAATAGTTGAACATACTTACAAAGACAAATTATCAAGCTGTATGAAATCAGCTCGTATTGCAAAAAAAGAAGTTAACCCAGCGAATGTAAGATTTATTTGTAAACAAGTAAAAGCAGAAACAGAGATTTATATGGGTGCTAAAAAAATATTGAGAATTATAGATGAGTGAAAAATTAAAAGAATTACATGAAGTTCTAGCAACTGAATTACTAAAGAGAGTTAAAGACCCTGATGCAAAGTCAGCAGATTTAAACGTAGCTAGACAGTTTCTTAAAGATAATAATATAGATGCTGTTCCAGTTGAAGATAGTCCATTAAAGAAATTAATAGAGGAACTTCCATTTGATGCAAAAGATAAACAAGTCGTCAAAAATTAACGATTTTAGAAATTTTTTATACCTAACTTGGAAGCATTTAAGATTACCTGAACCAACACCAATACAGTACGATATAGCTGATTATTTAGCTAATGGTTCAACAAGGTGTATTATTAGTGCTTTTAGAGGGGTAGGAAAGAGTTGGATTACAGCTTCTTACGTTTTATGGCGGTTGCTATTAGATAATGACTTAAACATATTAGTCGTATCTGCATCAAAAAATAGAGCAGATGATTTTAGTACTTTCTGTTTAAGACTAATGTCAGAGATGTCTATTCTAAAACATCTTTATCCTAAGAGTGACCAAAGACAATCTAAGATAAGTTTTGATGTGGCCACAGCGTTAGCATCACAACAACCTAGTGTTAAATCATTAGGAATAACTTCCCAGTTAACAGGCTCTCGTGCAAATATTATAATTGCAGACGATGTTGAGACTTCAGGTAATACTCAAACTCAATTTATGAGAGACAAATTATCTGAAAGTATAAAAGAATTTGAAGCAATCATTAAACCTAATGACGACAGTAGAATTGTATTTTTAGGTACACCGCAAGTAGAACAGTCTATTTATAACAAGTTGCAAGAGAGAGGTTATAAAATTAGATATTGGACAGCGAGGTATCCAACAGAGAAACAAATGTTATCTTATGGTTCTAATCTTGCACCTAGAATACAGAATACTTGGAAAGATGAAATAGTAGGTAAACCTACAGACCCAAGTAGATTTGATGAAAAAGATTTATTAGATAGAGAAGCTAGTTATGGGCGTATTGGTTTCAATATGCAATACCAACTAGACAGTTCATTGTCTGACTTAAATAGATACCCATTAAAATTATCTGATTTAAGTGTAATGACATTGAACCCAGACAATGCACCAGAGAAAGTTATCTGGGCAAGTTCACCAGAACTTCAGCATAACGAATTACCTTGTGTAGGTTTACAAGGTGATGGTTATTTCAGGCCAATGCAAACTCAGGGTACATGGTTAGATTATACAGGTTGTGTAATGTCGATTGACCCATCAGGTAAGGGGAAAGATGAAACAGCTTATAGTGTCACTAAATTTCTCAATGGAAATATCTTTCTTGTTGATATTGGCGGTTTCAATAGTGGGTATAGTGAACATACTTTATCCAAACTGGTGGAAGTAGCTAAGAAACATAAAGTTAAAAAGATTTTAATTGAAGAAAACTTTGGTCAAGGAATGTTTAGTGAATTACTTAAACCTTATTTAATTAGACAGTATCCTTGTACTACAGAGGGTATAAGACAGCAGTCTAACAAGCATAGACGTATATTAGATACCTTAGAGCCTATAATGGCACAACACAGGCTTATAGTATGTCCTACAGTCATTAAGAAAGACTATGAAGAAACAAATGCTATGTATCCTGCTGAGACAGCTTTAAGATACCAATTGTTTTATCAAATAAGTAGACTTCAAAAAGGTGCTAATACTTTAACCCATGATGACAGAATAGATGCTTTGCAGATGTCTTGTTATTACTGGATACAACAATTAGCTAAAGACCAAGATATAGCTTTCAAGCATCGAAAAGAGGAACAATTCAGAGTAGAGGTTGAGAGGTATTTCGGTGAGCCTGAGCCTATGACTTGGATTAAGATATAGAGTAAAGTACCCCTATTAGATAAGAGTACTTTAATTAGTACCCCTATTAGAAAGGACTAATATGAAATATAAAGTAAAAATAGTAGGTGGATATGCCTATTTCAGTTCAAAACAGAATTACCTTGCTTTGTTAGCCAAATTAAAAGCTAATAAGTAAGGAAATAAGACCTATGGTTTCCCAATATATTACGAAATGGTGGATAATAGGTTGCCCTCTTGGGAGAGAAACACCCATATATAAAGAGAAAAAGAAATAGCCATTTATAAGGCTTTTTAATTAAGTGCCACTACAGGAGATAGACTATAGTTTATCTTATGTTTTACTTATGAAATCTTAGTATTAGGTTTGAAATAAGGAAAATAAGAACAATGAACAAGTAAATTATAGATAATACTTCCTTATGACTTAAATTATATGTCATAGAATAAAGTTTAACCTAAAGATAACCTTAATATGAAAGTTATATACCTTAACTCTTTATTTAATAAGAATAAGCCTAACAAAAAGGCTATTAAACTTATTGATGAAGCAATAATCAAAGCTAATGGGTTTAATCCTAAAGCTAAATCACAGAAGCCTGTAAGTAGCAAAGAGTTTATCTTAAAGCATACTGAGGATTTCCTGAACTATGCAATTGATTATTCTATTAATGATAAGGTCAATGAGTTCTACCAGAAATAATTTGGTATAAAAATCTGACAACCTTATCGTAGGGTACATTTTACGTTTGTCCCCATAGGCACACGCAGGATTTTGCGGAGGGTATGTACCTACTATCCTAGTAAAAATAACTATATCGTAGACAACTACTAAATAAATTTATGATTACACAGCAGTACCAATGATTAGCGGTGGTCTTAGAGACTACTGATGCTTATTAAGTTCCACTAATAGCTATATAAACCAAATAAAAAAATTTGCGTTTATCTTTCTCATTATCTGTATTAAAAATAAATCAATGGTAAAGAAACCTTTAAAGAAACTTATAGATAAAAAGACTGGTAAAGTTGTAGACCCAAAAAGAATAATGCCAATTATCTTTAATGGGTTAAGAAGAAGTTATCCTGCTTATGCTTCAATGGATAGTGTGATGGGTGAACAATTCACTAACGATGTGATGTTCTCAAAGATTACAGCTAACTACAAAGAACTACTTAAAACTCATGGTGATGGATTTAAAGAAGCCTATGATGCTTATAAGAATGGTACTGGTGCTAAGGCAAGAAAAGAAATGGCTAAGTCAATTAAAGGTAAATACTTAGATAACAAACAGATTGAACTAAATAAAAGAATAGATGAGTTGTTAAAAAATTCAGGTGTAGAAGAAGCTAATCCACAACCTAAAAATCCATACATGAAGTTTGTTGATGGTGAGTGGGTAGATTATTCACCAAAGGCTTTAGCTGAAAGAATTAAAGATGAAAGAGATAAAGCTGTTAAAGAATTAAAAGATAAAGAAGCAAAGAACGCATTAAAAGATATTGCTGAATTAACTTTAAGAATACAAAGAAGTAATCAACAGTTAATGAAACCTTTTAATCAACTTAAACAAACTGCTGATGAATTTAAAAGAAGATTAAATCCTTTTGCTTTTGGCCAGAGTTATACTGGTGGTGGTCTATTAAATATAAAACCTAAGCAACCAACTTTATTAGGTAGTACAATTCAAAGAACTGCCATACCAAAGATTAAACCTGATGGAAGCAAACGTAGAGCAATCACAGGTACAGGTCTAAGTTCTTATATGGAAAGACATAAGCTAACTAATCCTGTTGATATAGCTAAGACTTTTCTAACTAAGAAAGGTAAAGACTATGTAATCACAGGCTTTGGTAATCTTAGATTTCTTTGTGAACAAATGAATGTCAATCCTGAAGAAGCATTACTTTATATATGTGAGGGAATGACTGATACAAAAGCACGTTGGAGAAACCATAGATTAGATAAAGAATTTTGGAGAGGTTCACAGTCAGTAGTAAACCTAGTTAAATATTATAATGAACAAGTAGCTTCATCTAAAGCTAACCCAAGTAGAATGACATTTACTATTAAGAAGTTATGGAACTCTACTTATTGTAAGGACATATTCACAGAGTATGGTGTTGTTTTACCTGATTACACACAGTTTTCTAAATGGTTTAAAAAGATGAGACACCACGTTGATGTTCTTAAATTAGATAAGCCTAAGAAAATTAATTAATGAAGTTTAATTGTTTGTTCATAAACAAGAGAACTAATGAACGTAAACAAAAAGAATTTACCAAAGAAGAAATAGATAAATACTTAGGTGAATACGTCACCGAAAGAGCCATAGACAGAGGTCAAACTAATACTACTGTTATGAAAAAAGGTGATGCTTATAAGGTGCTAGTTAAGTATCTTAAATAGTTGCTGTGACGTGGCAACGATTAATGCTGTTGCTGTGGTATAGCAGTCTTAGAAAATTGAATAATTAAATATACTATCTAAATGTCTTGTTGAACTTTTGGTTCAGTTAAGTTTACGCAACGTAAATTAATTCGAAAGAGCAGGGCTTATTTCTTTCTACCTGTTGAACCAATAGTTCTTAAATTAATAATTAACTATGAGGATAGTATTATGAATAGTAAGAAATATAAGTCAGTAGCAATTAAGATTGGTACTTGGAATGTAGCAACTGATTTAAGTCAAAAAATAGTACCAAATACAACACTAAGCAGAAGTAAGATTGTTGAGATTGCAGTAGCAAGATTAGCAAGGTCATTAACTGCAACTAATAACAACAACATACATAAGGTTTCTTTTCAGAAACTTATTGCAAACAAAGGATAGAACTATGCAAATATTAGTACTAGATACTTTCGACAACTGGGGTCACATGGTCTCAAAAGTTGATAAAGGTGTGTTAGCTAAAGCATTAGATGATGCTAAAGATAACCTAACACCTGAACAACCTGCGGAAGTTATCGTATATCAGACACCTGAAGACGACTTAGAGTAAGGTTCTGATGTTAATTACTAGAGTTAAAGTACAAGGCGAAAAGCTAGACACTTATAGAGTGAGTCAGATTGACTCAATTTATACAAAGTTATCCAGTTCTATAGATGTTCTGTTGGTTTTTAATTTTAAAAGAGTAATAGAATTACTAATGACAATATCTATTTTTTCGCAAATTAGACTCATTATAAATAAGAACATAGGTGTCGATGACACTTGTGTTTATAACCCAAATCGAATAGGATAATATTTATGTTAAAGAAGAAGACGAAACTAACCACAAAACTCTCAACTAAAGTTATTATGATAGTTGCTGAAGCTGTGTGTAAAGTATGGAAGTATAGTCGTACTAAGTATAATGGAGTGAGTGATTTTGATTACCACATTACAGACTTACGAAGACAGTACCCAAATCAGCTTGTTTACAAACACGCTATTGGAGTACTTCCATTCACTTGTAAGACCAATGAAGTAGATGATGAATATGAAAGAACTTCATCTATAAAACTTGGTGACTGCAATATCAGATATACATTTGATAAACTTGTTAAAGCTGTAGATGTTAAACCACAAAATGTTGAACATCTATTTGGTGACCCAAGAGTTCCGATGATAACTGACTTAATTACACAGACTAAAGTACGACATAATCAACCTAAATCTTTGAGAGTTTTAAACTTTGAAAGAAAGGAGACTAATGTCGTTAAACTGCACAATCAGTAATATTCAGTTTGATTACGCTTTTAATGATGCTGTAAAAAAAGCATCGAAAAGTGTATCAGGTGAAGCGACTACATTTCAGAATGGTATACCCAATCAGACTGTTTTAGTTTTTAAAACAATCTGTTGTTTGCCAGATGAAGAAATAAACACCAGAGTAATTGCCGAATGGTATTTTAAATTATTTGGTGTTGCCATAAGCACAACTTCTACAGTTAGAAATATGAGTAGATTAAGTGACTATGGTTTTTTAGACATGGTTGATAATCCACATGGTAAGTCACATAAATACACTTGGATTAGATTAACTCAATCAGGTCGAAAACTACAAAAACTGTTTATTGGTTCTAGTAGTGATTGGAAAGATAAACCAAGAACTCTAATTGACCGAACAGTTAAATCAGCAATGTCAGG